CGCGGTCGCGTTGGCTTTCACCAGCAACGTTGAACTTGAGACCGCCATCATCGGAAATATCAATCGTACTCACAATAAAATCAACGCTTTGCACAAAGAGGTTATGGCCGGTCGGGCATTATACTCTTGGCGTTGGTACCACTACTTCCATCCCAAGTATTGGCAGTCGGTGCTTTTTCGTCCTTGCGTTGATTGCGGGATCTGCGATGATCCCGACCCACACCACCAGGACCCAATGACCATGGTGCGATTGAGAGAGATCGGCCATGCCGGATTGATCGATTCGAAGATCACTATGCCTCCCGGAGTCACGTTTAAGCCTGTGTATGAAGCCAAGTCCCTCAACGTCTCTCAGGATGCAGAATCTTCCGTTTTCATCACCGGACCCGGCGACTTCAAGCCGACACCAATTCCGACGGTACATCAAGTCCTCCCATCCTTTTGTGGGTTGATCCCGACTACCGCTGAGAATACGTCAGAAGCCCTCGTTAGAGCGTTTCGTGTCAGGCTTGGTCGAGAAGTCCCCGAACCAGTAGAGGGTGTTTGGGAGTTGATGTTGGCGGGTCTCGATTTCGACCCCTTCTTGAAACTCCTTGTATCACCCGTCGAAATCGTCGTCGGTGACCGGGAAAGATCCGATTGGGTTAACAAGTTCCCTGCGAATCAACGTGAGAAGTTTGTCTTGGCGTTCGCCGAATTGGAGTTGAGAGACCTTCGGCCGGATGATTGTAAAGGAGACGCCATGATAAAGATTGAGAAGAGCGGGATGGTCGCTCCATTCGGCCCACCGAAATTAGACGAGAGGATAGTGATATCTTATCGCCCGATACGGCAGGTCGCGTGTGGCCCTTACCATTGGCTCCTCGCCAAGGGACTTAGAAGTCGCCTTGGGTACGGCGAAGAAAACAATCCGTTCGTGTGGGTGAACGGCGAAAATGCGGACGCAGAGCTTTTCGGGGCATGGTTTGATGCAGCGGTGCATGCCGCTGGGCCCAATTGTATATTCGTGTTTGGCGACCAAGAGAAGTTCGAGGTCCACCGCAAGGAAGGAGCGCGTAAATTCGTTCAATCGATTATGTTTCGCTCTGTCCGCGATAGAAAATTTCGGTACGTTATGACGAGACCGAACCTCGAAGCCCGCGGGCAACGTCATCCTGTACGGATGAAAGCAAAGGATCCTCTTGGATCGGGCGGGACGGAGACGTCGTTTGATTCCATTTGTCGGAATATCGCAGGTTGGCGGTTTTCGTTTGGGATACCCACATGGGGTCGACGCATGGGCGGTGGTAATGGAGACGATTGGTTTGCGATCTTGGCAGCTACCGAGATCGTCCCCGACGTACGCGCTTGCATGTTGCGCCTTGGCTTCGAGACGGAAGTCGAGTACACCCCCCATCTGTCTAAGTTCGAGTTTTGCCAAACCCTCCCCTACCCCGTTAATGGCTCGACGGTCTTCGGACCGAAAATAGGACGCGTGCTTGCACGTATCCCTTGGGCCACGAGCTCCGCAGTTGACGACCCCGTCGGAGTTGCGATCGGAATGAGGATGGCCGTTTCTCACATACCTTTTCTTAGAGAGTATTTCGACAAGGTGGCTGAACTGGCCCCCGGCGTCGCTCCCGTAGTTTATAGGCATCGCATTGCCGCCCTCAGGACACTTTCCCCGGGCGAAGATACGTTTGCGTTCATTTTTGAACGATATGGCCTCACGCGAGCAGACCACGATCAATTCGTGGCAATACTCTCAACGGTTACCGGGCTCAACGATGTGTTGTCCTGGAATCGACTAGCCCATGTTTTCGAGGTAGACAGCTAGTCGGTAAAGCAGAAGCAGTTCTTGTGAATTACCGTGTTGCGTGCGAAAAATTGAAAATCAAATGGTTAATAGAAAAAATAAAAATAAAAATAATACGAATGCTAATGCGACTCGTAAGAAGGGTGGTGGGAAACGACGTGGCGGACGCGGAAAAGGATCCTCTCGACAAGCCAGTGAGTTGGTGTTGTCGGGTGGTGGCGTCAGCGCGAATGGTTTTGTTCGTAACCCTCCGATCCTCAAGGCGATGAGTGCCAAGTCTGGCATCATGCAGTCGAGAGCAACCCCATCATCTCAAACGATCGTCAAACATCACAAGTTGTTGTGCGGTCTGGTCGACGCTTTTTGCACGCACGCCATGGGAGCCAAATACCCAGACGGCATCGCGCAAAGGACGGTTTCCTATCGACTTCAAAAAGTGTTGCCGCTTACG